ATCAAACTATTCTTCATCATTGTGTGAAAAGACTTAGTTGCAGAGAAACTTATGACCAAAAGTATATAGAATGGACAAAGAAGAGGTATCGCTATGCTCAGTAAAATTAAAGTTTACGGAAGATTAGCTCGATTTCTTGGAGAGCGTAGTTTTGAAGCTGAAATATCAACTCCACTCCATGCTTTTAAGTTTTTGTTAGCAAACTTTCCTCATTTGGAACGACACATGATGGAACAAAATTACTGTATCAAGGTTGGTAAAGATGAGATAGATGAGACAGAATTATTTAATCCAATAGGTCAACAGGAAGTAAAAATAGTACCAGTAGCAACAGGTTCAAGAGGATTTACAAGGATATTAGCAGGAGCAGCTTTAATTACTTTTGCAGCAGTATCAGGAGGTGCTGGTTTCGGAGTTGGTGGAGCGTTAGGTTTTGGCAAAACAGCAGCTACTCTTGGTTCTGCTTTAACGGCAGCAGCAGGAAATTTTGGTATCTATTTAGCATTATCTGGAGCAGCACAGATGCTTACTCCTGTTCCACAACCTCCTGGAGTTTCAGAAGATCCACAATCTCAGAACTTTTCATTTAGTGGAGTGCAGAATACGTCAAGAGCAGGAACAGCAATACCTGTGATTTATGGAGAAATTTTTGCTGGTTCTCTAGTAGTATCAGCAGGAATTGATACAGTACAGATAAAAGGTACAGCGTAAATGGGAATTGTTAATCGTTCTGAAGATGATGTAGTAGTAGATTCCTCGCTACCCTCTGATGCCCTATCGAGTAAACAATTTGCGACTATTGTTGATGTTCTTAGTGAAGGTGAAATAGAAGGTTTTCCATCAGCAGCAGCATTTACAAAAGGCACAGCCAATTACAATACAGCAGCATTAAAAGATGTATTTTTAGGTAAAACTCCAGTATTAAGAGCTAGTGCCGATCCAACAAATACTCAAGCTACCGATTTTAATTTCCAAGACGTAGAGTTTGAGCCTAGATTTGGTACGTCAAATCAAACATTTATTTCTGGTATTGCCAATATTGAATCTGAAACTAATGTCGGATCAAAAGTAGAAAATGGAACTCCAATATCAAGACAGATAACAAACTCTAATATCAATGCTGTTAGAGTTACTCTCCGTTTTAATGGTTTACAGACATTTGAAACCAACGGAGATGTTAATGGTGCAACAGTAGAGTTAACGATAAAAATTATTCAAAATAATGGAACGACAAGCACTCCAATATCTGACACAGTAACAGGAAGAACTTCATCTGCCTATAACAGAGATTATCGAATTGACCTACCCAGTAGTCTTAATTATCCAATAACAGTTCAAGTAGCAAGAGTAACTGCTGATGCTACTGATCCAAATAGATTAAGAGATGAATTTTTCTTTCAATCTTTTACTGAAATTATTGATGAGCAAAGACCTTATCCTGATATTGCTCATTTAGCTTTAAGATTTGATTCTGAACAGTTTTCATCTGTTCCAAGACGAATGTATAAAGTTCGCGGGGTAAAAATAAAAATACCTCATAACGGAACTGTAGAAGCTGCAACAGGAAGAATAACTTACACAGGAACATTTAATGGAACGCTTACTACAACTAAGGTTTGGTGCTCAGATCCAGCTTGGATACTATTTGATCTTTTAACAAATGTCAGATATGGATTAGGAGATCATATTACTGAAGCTCAACTAGATAAATATGCTTTTTATAGTGCTTCTGTTTATTGTTCAGAGTTGGTAGATGATGGTGCAGGAGGACAAGAACCTAGATTTAGTTGCAATACTATTTTGCAAGCAAGACAGGATGCTTATGAAGTTGTAAATTCTCTTACTTCTGTAATGAGATCAATAAGTTTTTGGACTGCTGGTTCTCTTACAATTTCACAGGATAGACCTACAGATCCTAGCTATTTGTTTAATCTATCAAACGTAACATCAGCAGGATTTGGATATTCTGGTACGAGTCTTAAGACAAGAGCAACAGTAGTTTCTGTGTCATATTTTGACATGGATAACCAAGAATTAGACTTTGAAACTGTAGAAGATGCCTCTGCAAAAGCTAAATATGGTGTCTTACACAAGAAAATTACAGGATTTGGATGTAGTTCAAGGGGTCAAGCTGCAAGATTAGGTAGATTTTTGCTATTTGAAGAGCAAAATTCTACTGAAACAATTAATTTTACTACTGGTTTATCAGAGGGAGTTGTTGTAAGACCAGGGCAAGTTATTGAAGTTAGCGATCCAGTTAGAGCAGGACTAAGAAGGGGAGGTAGAATAAAATCAGCAACAACGACAACTGTCACAGTAGATAACACTGAAGATACAGATTTAGATGCAACAAACAATCCAACACTCAGCGTTATCCTGTCTGATGGATCGGTAGAAACAAAACCTGTAAGTGGTATTTCTGGTGCTGTTATTACAGTATCTTCCGCTTTTTCATCTGCTCCAAATGCAAATAGTGTTTGGATTTTAAGTAATACCACTTTGCAAACTACTCAATGGAGGGTGGTTAGCGTAACTGAAGATAAAGATAATTATGCAATTATTGGAACGGCTTACAACTCAGGGAAGTTTGCATTTATTGAAGATGGATCTCCTTTACCTGTTAGAAATGTAACGATATTAAATGCACTAAAAGATGCTCCTACTGATTTAACTGCTACTCAACAATTTTATGTTGAAAATCAGAAAGCAAAAGTAAAAATTATTCTTGATTATGAGGCTGTTCAAGGTGTTAGCCAATATAGAGTTCAGTATAGAAAAGACAATGGAAACTTTGTCAGCACTACTGTTACAGGAACAGATTTTACAATATTTGATGCCAGTGAAGGCACTTATGAATTTAGAGTATTTAGCTTAAATGCAGCATTAGAAGCATCAGCAGAACCAGCTACATTAACAAGAGATTTTGCAGGAAAAACTGCAATTCCAGCAGATATGACAGGACTTACTGCTGAACCTATAAATAATAAACTGATTCGTTTGAAATGGAGTAGATCAACAGATATTGACGTTACTCATGGTGGTTTAGTCTATATAAGACATGATAGTTCGGCAACTGATGGCTCTGGTAGTTTTGAAAATGCTGTTGATTTAATAGAAGCTGCTCCAGGTAACTCAACTGAAGCGGTAGTTCCTGCTATTACTGGAGAATACATTCTTAAATTTCAAGATGACGGAGGTAGGTTTAGTGCAGGAGAAGCTAGTGTTGTTGTAAATATTCCAGAAGTTACAGATGATTTACTTGTCCAAACAAGAAGAGAAGATTTAGATAATCCTAAGTTCCAAGGTGTTAAAGTTAATACAGCTTTTGATGCCACGACAAATTCGCTTAACTTAACTGGTGCAGGACAGTTTGATGCTATCGCTGATTTTGATGCTGAAGGATCATTAGACGATGTTGGAGGAATATCTCCATCAGGCACTTATGACTTTGCTTCTACTTTGGATTTAGGTGCAGTATTTAGTCTTGATTTAGTAAGACATTTCAAAACAGAAGGTTTTTATCCAGCAGACTTATTTGATTCAAGGACTGCAAACTTAGATACTTGGACAGATTTTGATGGAACGGATGCTAATGATGTAGATGCTCAACTATTTGTACGCACCACACAGGATGATCCTTCTGGTTCTCCTACATACAGCGACTTTCAAAACTTTACAAGTGGTATGTTCAAAGCAAGAGGTTTTCAATTTAGAACAGTTCTTACCAGTAATGATCCAGCACAAGATATTAGAGTATTTCAGTTAGGTTATTCAGCAAAATTAGAAAAAAGAATAGATCAGGGAACTGGTCAAACTATAACTTCATCAGCAGGAGTAACTACAGTTCCATTTACTTCTCCATTCTTTGTTGGAACGTCAGCACTTGGAAATCTTAATCAACATTTACCAACAGTTAATGTCACTGCTCAAAACTTAGCTTCTGGTGATTTCTTTGAAATATCGAATATTACTGCAAGTAATTTCCAAATACATTTTAAAAATTCATCAAATGCTTCTATAAGTAAGCAATTTACATTTACGGCTGTTGGTTTTGGAAAAGGATAGTATAATAAGATCAATGTTGCTTTTCTAAATGGCTAGAGTCGATAACACAGGTGGGGCAGGCTATGTAATTGACAATGGAACGGGAGCCGCCGTAAGAACAAAATTAAATCAAATTACTGCTGCTATCAACTCTTTAAATAGCGGTTCTGGCGATCCATCAATAAACTCAGCTTTTCAGCCACACATTGATACAGGAAGTTCATTATTCAAGATAAGAAACGCAGCAAATAACGCATATGTAACGATAGGAAATATCAGTTTAGATAATTTAGGTCATGTTGTAGCAGCAAGTCCAACGATGACAGGCGATGTGACGATGTCATCTACTGGATTTTTAAAAATTCCTGTTGGTACTGATGCACAACAGCCTGGGCAGTCTGGAGCACCAGCAGCAGCAATAGGACAGTTTAGATATAACTCAGATCAAAATAGATTTGAAGGATATAAAAATACAGGTTGGGGAGAGCTAGGTGGAGGTGCTGGAGCTACTGGAGGTGGCACAGATCAGGTATTTTTCGAGAGTGACCAAGCTGTTACAACGAATTACACTTTAACTGCTAATAAAAACGCACATACAGTTAGCCCTACAATAAATTCGGGTGTAACTGTAACTGTGCCATCTGGTGCAATCCTTGTTATTCTTTAATTATGGCTTTAAACATTAACGGCACTACTGGTATTTCTGGGGTTGATGGGTCAGCTTCCGCACCAGCATTAACAGGAACAGATAGTAATACAGGAATAAATTTTGGCACTGATACTGTCAATATAAATACAAACGGAACAACTAGGGCCACAGTTGATTCTGCTGGAAACGTAGGCTTAGGATCAACTTCACCTACAGATTATGATGGAGCTGCTGATAATTTAGTTGTAAAGGGTACAGGAAATACAGGAATAACGATTGCAACAACAAATACAGCTAGTAATACATCATTAGTTTTTTCAGATGGTACTGGCAGTGCTGATGATAAATTCAGAGGTTCAGTTCAATATATTCATAATGGTGATGTCATGCGTTTTTTGACAGGTTCAGCAGAAAGATGTCGTGTGTACCAATATGGAATGATATTTAGTAGAAGTGATGACACAATAAATACAAGTAATTATGGAACTGTCATTGCATTAGGTGGTTTTTACACATCAAGAAATGTTACAGGTGCAAGTGTTTCAGGAATCTTTTATGGGTCACAAGGGGAATGTTTAATTCATGGTGATGGAGATATATTGAATACTAATGGAAGTTATGGTCAAGTGTCTGACGAGACTCTAAAGCAAGATATTGTAGACGCTGCTTCACAATGGGATGACATAAAAAATATTAGAGTCAGAAAATTTAGATTTAAAGATAATCCTACAGGTGTTTTACAAATTGGTGTTGTTGCACAAGAAGTAGAAAAAGTAAGTCCCGGACTTGTTGCTGAAAGATACAAAAACCCAAAACTTGAGTCAGGCGAAAAAGTTAAAGGTGTTAAATATTCTGTTTTACATATGAAAGCAGTAAAAGCACTACAGGAAGCTATGGCTAGAATAGAAACATTAGAAGCAGAAAAAACTCAAATGCAAGCAGATTTAACAGCCCTTACAGCAAGGGTAGCTGCTTTGGAGGCTGGATAAATGACAGCAAAGATTAAACTAAACGCAGCTTCAGGTGGTGGGTCAGTTAGCATACAAGCACCATCATCATCTAGTAATAACAGAGTTATATCTTTACCCGATATTGCAGACGGAACGCTACTGACAAATCAAAGTACTGGATTAGGAAAAATTTTACAAGTTGTTTCCACCACATATCAAGATCAAACTACTTTTAATAGCGAGACTCCAACAATAATTTCTGGAATGACAAGAACAATACAACCAATCGCTGCAAATA